TACATTGAACATGTTGAAATGGATGAAGATGATATTGTGAGACATCCAGCTGTTAATGAAGTACTCAAAGTTTTACATGTATAATTCTAATTCCGGTACCATATCAAAAACAAACCACTTTTTCTTTTTTGCATCCCACATAGCGCCATATTGTTTAGCATTTTCCTTCTCGCTATATGGGACGTTTAAATAAATTTTATCTTTTTTAGGAACTTTGCCACCAATTGAACTATACGCAAGATGATCCGCGTGATCATTTCCAATTGAATGTTCATCCTTTTTGCCAGTGTGAGCGGCGATATACGAAAACTTTACATTTGGTCTGTCTTTGTAAAGACTGTAAGCTTGTTTTACAAGTTCTTTGTTTGGAATATCTTTGGACCAAAATGACATTTCACACTTTTTACCATATTCTCCCACACAACGAATTGCATAAACGGAATCAGAAAACACTGTAACATCTTCACCAGATTCAATTTCTTCTTTGATTATTGAATATAATTCGATAAAAGCTCCCAATTCTGCGGTATTATTAGATTGCTTTCCAGTAACCTGTTTTGATACATTCCTTGGATCATTATCTCCAAAGTATATACCCATACCAGCTTTTGCGTCTGGTTTCCCATTATTTATGCAAGCTCCATCTGTATATACGAACATATATCATCTATGGGTTAAAGCTTTAAAAGTATTAAATTTTAATGAAGACCATAATTGTTGCCTTACCCGGGCGGGAATACTCTGGATCATTTCTTAAAAATTGGTCGCAAACTCTTATTACCCTCACAGAAAAGGGGTACAAAATAATTATGATGAATAATTATTCGAGTTATGTCCCATTTTCAAGAATGAAAACACTTGGGTTAGATGTGACGCGTGGCGCTACACAAGTACCATTTGATGGGAAGTTGGAGTATGATGTATGGCTTACAATTGATTCTGATATATTCTTCATTCCAGAGCAAGTCATAGAACTCATTGAAGATACCGATAAGCACCCGGTTGTGTCGGGTCTTTACCGTATGGCAGATCTTCAACACTACGCAGCTGTCAAGGAGTGGGACGTGGAGTACTTCAAGAAACATGGAACATTTGAGTTCATTAAAGTAAAGGATCTGGATACTTCTGAAAAGTACATGAAAGTTGCATACAACGGCATGGGTTTCTTTGCGTGTCGCAAAGGTGTTATTGAAAATCTCAAGTATCCATACTTTAGTTATCCACTTATAGAGATAGAAACTGAAGATGGGAAGTTGCTTCGTGACATGTGTTCCGAGGACGTCGCCTTTTGTAAAAACCTCAAGGATGCTGGGTATTCTGTAACTGTGAATACGAGCCTCCGCGTGGGACATGAAAAGGTGCTTGTGATTTAAGGTTCTGAACAGTATTGTTGAGATCTTTTGATCTTTTATCAAGATCACTAAGTCTTTTTTCAATGACACTTTTTTCTGCTAGGTATCTCTTGATCAAATCTTTCATATTATCGTACCACTCATAAATTTCATGAACTTCTTCGTCTATGTTTGTGTATTTATCTACAATCTTATAGTCAAATGGAAGGTGTCGAATATCGTCTGCGATTTCATCCAAACGAGTTTCGAGACCATCACACCTGTCCTTAATTTCTGCGTGATTCTCCATGCTTATGTATGACTAGCATTTTATTTTTAATAGGCTCCAACACGTTCAAATTCTTTTTCGGTGTCTCCCATGATTTCTGAAGCCCTAGAACATTCTGTAACCACTTCTCCGACAAAACCACTTTCCACTTGGTCTATAACTTTTACAAATGGTTCATAGGGATTGTGTGAACAATGAACCATTGTGTTACTTATAACATAATTGTAAACATATTGAGCCAGGAATATTTGATCAACTAGGTATTTATCTTGACCAGGTGGAATATTCTTTTTAAAAGCTTCAAGGACCTCTAAACCTTTAACAAATGAAATTGGTACAGAATTAATATTTCTTAATGGCCCTGATATACCGATGTATTCAAGGCAGTTATTTTTACATCCAAATGTTCCGGCTAGAATTGGAACCATGTGATGCTTGTGATCTCGAATGATATGAAAATCTTTACAAGAATTTAACCATTCATTGACTAGTTTTACTTCTCTTTCAGTAAATCTAGAATCTGCATCCCTTGAAATAACAACCGCATCTTTGATGAACAAATCTTCAAATCTCCACAATGTATTTGAAGCCTTTGTTTCCGTACCTGGGTGATGGACAACTTCAACATTATCCTGTTTTTTCAACCAATCTACGATGTTTTGTGGAACAGTGTCATTATAGTGAACTCTGACAACCCATCCTTCATAATATTTTTTGGCATCTAAAACATTTTCAATGATTCCGTATGTATAAACTTTGTTATCACCCCAGACGGAATATGTAATGTATTTCATTATACTATTTAAAAGAATGATCACTTTAAATTATAAAATGGTTAAGATTTCTTATGCCATCTGTGTTTGCAACGAAGATCGTGAAGTTAATTCTCTCATCAACTTTCTTCTCAAGGTTAAAGATGAAGAAGATGAAGTAAATATTCTTTTAGATTCTAAAAATGGAACCGAAGAAGTTCGTAAAGTTTTGGATTCATATGGCGATAAAATTGTTGTAAATGAGAGAGAATTTGATGGAAAGTTTTCAGATCATCGCAACTATCATGCAACAAAGTGTACCGGTGATTACATCTTTGCGGTTGACGCCGATGAAATGCCACAAGAAGCACTCATCAAAAATATCAAATCATTTGACGGAGACATTATGTACATTCCACGTATAAACATTTGTCCAGGTTACACCGCAGATTGGATTACAGACTATAAGTTCAACCTTAATGAAATGGGGTGGATTAATTTCCCAGATTATCAAGGTAGGTATTACAAAAATAATGAAAAAATTAAGTGGTCTAGCGATCTTCATGAACGTCTAACCGGTTCTGATAGCGTTGCACGCGTCGACCCAAATCCACTTGTAGCTCTTTGGCATATTAAGACTATTGAGCGTCAGGACAAGCAGAGAGCTTATTATGAAAGTCTTTAGCTGCATTAATCCTGTAATCAAGGTCTGTTGAAGGCCATTGAATTAAAAAATCACCTTCTTTCCATTGACCATCGGTCCCAAGAATATCTTTATATTCAGGTCTATTCTTGAGTCTCGGTAAATTGGAATAATCATACGAGTTTATAACCCTTTGTGGTAGTAATTTACACACATTTGCCCATAGCGTGCCACCGGGTGTTATACCCGATTCTCGAAGGTGGCTACCGACACATAAATCTTGAATTAATTGATTTTCTACCATGTACCAATTTCGGTAAAGAGGCATACCAGCAATAACAGTATTTAAAAATGCTTTACCAATTGGAGAATTTCTAACAAGCATGTTTCCACAATTAATACCATTACAATCGGCTGGTATCATTACATGAGTATTTTCGTCTGCATATTTTTTGATAATATCTTCAAGTTTTATATCCATGTTTGTGATCATTACATCACAATCGGTACTAAATATCCATTCTACATTCGGGTGACGTCTAAATACATCTTTCATTAAAAATATTTTACCCCAACCAATTGGAATGTGGGTTTCTGGTGCTGGTGGAAGCATTACAGGTTTCCCAGCAACTGCTGCACCTCCATCATTTGCATGTTCTAATATATACCCGTGTTTTTCACAATACACTTTCTTATTCTTATGAAGTGTCCATTCAGCTAACGGTTCATACTTTTCATCATTTACAGATACCACAGCTATCATTCTATATTATGGGAGTTTTACGTCTTTAACTTAAAGATTATACTGGATGCTAAGATAGCATGAAGAGGACGATTTTGAACCTATTCAAAAACAAACTCAATAAAGTTCGGAGTGTTGGAATCACATCATATGATTATCCAACATCACGAATTATCAACAACTGCAATGTTGATTTTATTGTAGTCGGCGATACCGCGGGTTCAACTGTTCATGGAATAAAGAACCTCAATGAAGTTCCAATGAGTATGATGTTGACACATTGTCAAGCTGTGAAGAGAGGTTCGCAAAACCAATTTCTTATTGGTGATATGCCATATATGTCATATCAACCATCAAATGAAGTAGCCATCAAAAATGCTGGAGAGTTTGTTAAAGTTGGTATGGATGCAGTGAAAGTTGAAGGATACTTTCCGGAAAGAATCAAATCAATTGTAGATTCTGGTACAGTTGTTATGGGTCATTTGGGTCTTACACCACAGACACAAGCAAGACTAGGTGGATATAGAATTCAAGCAAAAACTCGGGATGAAGTTGATAAACTTGTGAGTCAGTCAAAGGATGTTGAAGAAAGTGGTGCATCTCTACTACTTCTCGAAGCCGTTCCAAAAGAAGTGTCAAAAATTGTTAGAGATGAACTCAAAATACCCGTGTATGGTATTGGTGCTGGTCCGGAAGTGGATGGTCAACTTGTTATTTCACATGATATTTTAGGTCTGTTTTGGGATTTCAAACCAAAGTTTATTAAGCAGTACATCAATGGAGAACAAATGTTTCACAATGCCATTAATGAATACGCAAATGAAGTTCATACAGACAAATTTCCAGATGATGAACATAGTTACAAAATGAAAGAAGAAGAACTAGAAAAATTGTTGGGTATGTCAGGTAGTTCGTGGAAATATGATTAAAGTTTTAATTATTTATAGTAGTAACAATGAATATCTGTGATTACATAATAGA